TTATAGCGAGATAACGGTAACAGCCATTACGGGCTATTGGTGAGAGTGGAAACGCTCTTGCCGATAGCCCGTTTTGTTTTTGATTTTAATGCCGCAAGGCTTGAAATGGTCAGTGAAGACCTAAAAACGCAAAAGGGAGAAAACCCTACCAAAAACGGAAAATAGTGCTGAGGGAACAGCCTTGTTAAACGCAGGAGGTATTTGTTATGGCAAAGATTGACACCAGTAAGATCGAAGGATATGCGGATATGACCCCGGAACAGAAACTCGCCGCCTTGGAGGGGTATGAGTACGAGGATAATGCCGCAGAGCTGGAAAAGCAGAAGAACGCTCTTTCCAAGGCCAATTCTGAGGCCGCTGAGTGGAAGCGTAAGCACAATGCTCTTCTGTCCGAAGAGGAAAAGAAGAAGCAGGAGGACGCTGACAAGCTGGCTCAGATGGAACAGGAACTTGCCGATCTCCGTAAGGGCAAGACCGTTTCGGAGTATAAGGCCAAGTTCGTTGCTCAGGGCTACGATGAAGCCGCTCAGGCTCTTGCTAATGGTGACAGTGCTAAGGTCTTTGCCAATCAGAGCAAGTTCCTCGAAGAGTATGCGAAGAAGGTCAAAGCTGACGCTTTGAAGAAGACCCCCAAGCCTACTCCCGGTGCCGGTTCTGGTGGCGGTGCGATTGACTACGACAAGAAGATCGAAGAGGCGCAGAAAAACGGCGATCTGGCCGCTGTTGCCTACTACAACCGTCTGAGGGCGCAGGAAGAGGCTGAACAGAACAAGTCTTGAAAGTAAAGGAGAATGACTCATGGCAGATGTTTTTGCTACCAGTTTTGGAGTATTGAACTACTCCGGTATGCTCTTCAACAAGGGCAATACCCGGTGTCCTCTGTCCTCCATCATCGGCGGTAGGGCGAAGACCACCAATCATGTTGAGTTCGTGACCGGTCAGGAGTACACCACCGGGGGCGGTTCGCAGCCCTCTATCAGTGAAACTGCTTCTCTGACTGCCCCTGACGCTACCGTTGTCACCCGGACTCAGAAGACCAATGTGACTCAGATTTTCCAGGAGTCTGTCGGCATTTCCTATGCCAAGCAGTCTAACATGGGTACTCTGAGTGGCCTGAATGTGGCCGGTCAGCAGGCTAACCCGATCAATGAGCTGGACTTCCAGGTTGCGGCGAAAATGCAGAAGATCAACCGGGACATTGAGTTCACCTTCATTCAGGGCACCTACAACAAGGCCACCTCTGACGCTACCGTGAACAAGACCCGTGGACTGGTGGAGGCCATTACTACCAATGTCACCGCTATGTCCAGCAAGCCTCTTGGCCTGTGGGATATTGCCGACATGGTGAAGAAGATTTACGGGGCCAATGCCCCCACCGATGGCCTGTGCCTGTGGTGTGACGCTGTGACTCTGTTCCAGATCAACGCTGACGCTGTGCAGAATGGTCTGACCGTTGTTCCCGCCTCTCGGGAGATCAACGGTATTGCCCTGTCCAGTGTGGTTACTCCCATCGGCGTTGTGTATCTGTATCTGGGCGAGTGTCTTCCCGCTGGGACGGCTCTGCTTCTCGACCTGAATGTGATCGCTCCCGTTTATCAGCCTGTCCCCGGCAAGGGCAACTTCTTCCTGGAGCCTCTTGCTAAGGTTGGTGCCGGTGAGAAGTATCAGCTCTTCGGTCAGATCGGCCTTGACCACGGCCCCGAGTGGTATCACGGCAAGTTTACCGGTATCTCTACCGAGTTTACTGCCCCCACTTACAGCCGTAGCGTGTATGTGGCGAATGCGGCTGACTTCCCCGGTGGTTCTGCGGGTTAAAGAGAAATTCTGATGGAAAGGAGTGACAGAAATCATGACTGACGCTGAAAAACTGTCCATGTTGAAGACCATGACCGGCGAAACAGATGAAGCCATGCTTTCTGTCTACCTTTCTATCGCCGCAAATAAGGTTTGCCGGAGGGCTTACCCCTTTGACGATACCGTGACCGCCGTTCCGCCCCGGTATGACTTCAATCAGGTAGAGATCGCAGCTTACCTTGTGAATAAGCGTGGTGCGGAGGGAGAAACGGCGCACAGTGAAAACGGTATTTCCCGGTCTTATGAGGACGGAGATGTACCGCCTACCCTGTTGCGTGAGATTGTTCCCTTTGCCAGCGTAATCAAGGGGGACTCGACCTCATGAAGATCATGGAGCGTAATAAATCGTCTTATTGGTACTTGCTTTATGACAAGAAAGAACCTGTTCAGGACGAGGACGGCAATGAAACGGGAGATAGCCGTGTGATCTACAAGGCCGCTGTCCAGCGGCGGGATAATGTGTCGGCGGCTACCGGTTCGGCTCAGGTTGAGCAGTTCGGAAATTTCATCTCCTATGACAAGGTGATTGTCACTGATGATCTCTCTTGCCCCATTGATGAAAATACCGTGCTGTTTGTCGATAAAGAGCCGGAGTATGACGCTGACGGTAATCCCCTCTATGACTACATCGTGCGGCGTGTGGCTAAGAGTCTAAATTCCATCTCCTACGCTATAAGCAAGGTGACGGTATCGTGAAGACGATTAAAGTACCTCTGTCTGTGGCCGGGATTGATAATGCCATTCGGGAGCTTGAACGCTACCAGAATTGGTTGAAAACCCGAGCGAACCTTCTGCTTGATCGGCTGGCTCAAGAGGGATTGTCTGTCGCTTCGGCCAATTTTGCGAAAGCGGAATATGACGGAACGAATGATGTTTCTGTGTCTGTTGAGCAAAGGGCAACCGGAGCCAGAGCGATTGTCGCTGTTGGTGCCTCTGTCCTTTTCATTGAATTCGGAACAGGTGTTGTTTACCCAGACAATCACCCGGAAGCTGCGGAACACGGTATGCGCCGTGGAGAGTATGGAGCCGGTCATGGTAAGCAACAGACATGGGGTTACTACGGTGAAGCCGGTACGAATGGCGTTGAGTTCACCAAGCCGAACGGGAATACCGTAGTCCTCACGCACGGCAACCCGGCCAATATGTCCATGTATGAAACCGTAAAGCATTTAGAAGGGATTTTACCCCGCTTGGCTCAGGAGGTGTTTCGATGATTGATGTGGAAAATCAGATTTATACACCGATTGCCGAAACCCTTCGGGAAGCCTTTCCGGGTATTGACACAAGCGGGGAATATGTCAAAGCCCCTTCCGCCTTTCCCCATGTAAGCATTGTGGAGCAGGATAATTACCCCACACTGACTCACCTGAGTACCAGCGATACGGAAAAGTACGCCACGATCATGTATGAGGTGAATGTCTACTCCAATAAGTCTTCCGGGAAAAAGGCACAAT